AGGCAGAGATCTTGGTAGAGAGTGCAGAACCTACGGACCTACACGACCTACGCCCCCTGACCTGCGACGATGCCAACCACACGGGCGACCTACACCCCGAGGAGCGACCTACACCGAGGCGCAAGCCGAACCGCTCAGCGCGGTGGGTGCAGGAGGAGAACCGCCGCCTGCGGATCGTCGTCGCACGGGTCAACGTCGCGGCGCTCAAGGCCGAGGAGGACCCCGGGGCTGCCGCCTTCGCGGCGCAGATCCGGGCCATGCTCCGAGGTGTCCTGTGACCGGCTCGAGCAAGCGCAAGGGCGACCGTGCCGAGATCGAGGGCGCGGCGTTGCTGACCCGCCTAGTCGGGCGTCCCGTCCGGCGCATCCTCGGAGCGGGCCGGGACGACGACGTGGGCGATCTCGAGGGCGTACCGAGGTGGGTGGTTCAGGTCGCATGGTGGCCCAGCGACACCCTGCGTGCCGTCAGGCGCAAGCCGGTCGACGCCGAGACTCAGGCCGAGAACAGTGGCCTGCCCCACTCCGTCGCCATGGTGCGGCTCGTCGGTGGCGAGTTCCGGATGGTGATGACGCCGGAGGCATGGGCGAGAATCGTGGTCGAGAACGAGAACCTACGCCGCATCCAGAGAGAGGTCGGGTGACGTGGCGACCTACGGCGAGTGCGTTGAGTGCGGCAAGGTCGGAGCGATCAGGAGTAAGGGCCGGTGCGGCAAGTGCGCTCGAGCGGATCGCATCGAGGCAGGGGACACCTCCGCCCTGACCAACCATCGGACCTCGGAGTGGAGGGGGGTACGGAGGCGGGTACTGGCCCGGGACGGGTACGCCTGCCGGGGGTGCGGGGAGCAGACACCCGGGGGGAGGGGGATGGTGGTGGACCACATCATCGCTCGAGCAGACTGGCCGGGGCACGTACCCGGGGTAGACAGCATGGAGAACCTACAAACCCTGTGCCACTCATGCCACTCCATCAAGACAGCGGCAGAGAGAGCAGCACGCAAGCAACGCACCATGGCATCCAGCAAGCGAACTGTGTTGTCACACAAGGGAATCCAAACAACGAATCGTCAGCGAACACAAGCGAGCACGACCAGCGCGACGAAAACAAAATCGAGCGACGGAAAAAATCGTGACGAGCAACGCGGATTTTCCACGAGCGCGGGCGGCTCCCCCGTCCTGAGCCGCCGTACCTCTCCCCGGGTAGACACCTCTCCGGGCGAGGATGCCGGTGAATCGCCTTATCTGGCAACGGGATTCGCAAGAGAGCCAGAAACTTCGGGCTGGACCGAGCAGGGGGAAGTGTGGGGTCTGGCTTACGACAGCACCGAGGGCGTGTGGCCGCGCTTCATGACGAAGCCTCACCCTCGAGCCACCGGGACCTACGGGCACGAGTTCATCAAGTGGGCCGAGGGTCGGAGCCAGTCGATCCTGAACCCGAAAAAGTCGGCGGGCCTCCGGTGGTGGCAGAAGGTCGTGGCGCTCCGGGTGCTCGAGCACGACAAGGACGGCGTGCTCGTGTGGGAGAAGGTCATCGTCACCGTGGCCCGGCAGTCGGGCAAGAGTTGGCTCATGCGCTGCCTCCTCATGTGGCGCACGATCCACGGCGAGGGGTTGTTCGGCGAGACGCAGACCTGCCTCCACATCGCGCACAAGATCGTGGCCGCGCAGGAGGTGTGGCGACCGGCGACCCGCTGGGCGATCCACAACTACGGTCAGGGCGCGGTGCGGTTCGCCAACGGCGAGCAGGGGATCACCACGCCGGACGGCGGGCGGTGGCTCATCCAAGCCGCGAACGATGGGGCCGGTGTCTCGATGTCGCTGGGCATGGCGCTCGTGGACGAGGCGTGGCGGGTGAAGCGTGAGGTCGTGGACGGCGCGATCACCCCGACCATGGCCGAGTCCGAGTCCCCCCAACTGTTCCTTGTGTCAACGGCGGGCGACTCCTCGAGCGATCTCATGATCTCCTACCGCGAGCAGGGCATCGAGGGCGCGAACACCCCGACCGACCTCCTCCTCCTCGAGTGGTCGGCGACCCCTGAGGCGGACGCCTCCGACGAGACGGCGTGGCGGGCCGCGTCCCCGTACTGGAACGCGAGGCGGCGCAAGGTCGTCGCCGCCGCCCGGGAGCGGTCGACAGACTCCGAGTTCCGGAGCCAGTGGCTCAACCAGTGGCAGCCCTCCGTGGACGACAGCCAGTCGCTCATGCCGGGTGCCCTGTGGGCGTCGTGCGCGGGGCCGCTGCCCACATTCGGCGAGGAGGACACCATCGTCGTCGGGGTCGAGGACAACTTCGGGCAGGGCGCGTCCGTGGCGCTCGCATGGCTCGACCCGGACTCGACCAAGGTGGCCGGGATCGTGCGCGAGTTCGAGCGGCTGCCGGAGGCGTGGCTCGCGGTGGCGGAGTACCGGGAGCGGTGGCCGAACTGCAAGGTCGAGGTCGGCGCGACGCTCGGCGACGATCCGCTGCTCATCGACGTGGTGGGCTACGCGGGGGTCACCCGGACGGGCGCGACGGAGACCCGGCAGGCGCTTCCGCTGCTCAGGGAACTAGCCGCTCAGCACCGTTTGGTCCACGATGGGTCTACGGCGCTCACCCGGCAGATGCTCGGCCTACAGGTCCGGGCGAGCGTGAACGGCGGGCTCGGCATCGTCGGGATCGACCAACGGCGCACGGACGGAGTGCGAGCGTTCGCCCGTGCCGTCATGACAGCGCACCGTAGCGTGGGTGTCGCTCCCGCTATCTACTGACTTACGACACGAGGGCCGACGTGAAGATTGCCGGGCACAACAGAGGACAGTGGGTGCGGACGACGCCCAACATGGACGGGGGGCTGCTCCTGAACCAACCCGACGGGTGGGTGGTCGAACAGGGGCGCAACCCGGTGTGGTGGATTGGGTCGGACCAGTGGGGGCAGCCCATGATGGGCAACTCCACGACGATCCTCCCCGCGCTCAGTCGAGCGGTGTCGCTCGTCAGCGAGCCGATCGGTGCCATGCCGATCCGGGTCGTGGACATCAAGGAGGCGACCACCCACGACCTCCCCCGGTGGCTCGAGGACCCCATGCTCGCCCGGCCAGACCGGCGCGTGGACCCCTTGGCGGTCCGCCACGTCACCGACCTGACCCGGACCGAACTCGTGGCGTCCACCGTGGCGACGACGCTCTTGCGAGGCAACGCCTACTGGCTGTTCACGCGGGGCTATGACGGGCAGCCGCTGGCCGGGTCCATCCGTGCGGTCAACCCGACCTACGTCACCGCCGAGGAGCACAACGGGCGGATCGAATACTGCGTCAACGGGGAGTTCACCGAGGGCGGCATCCTCCGCATCGGCGGGCTCGACTGGGAACTCATGCACTACCGGGGGCAGCCGCCCTACGACGAGTTGGGCATGGGGTACGGCGTGCTCGACCGGCACGCCCGGGCGCTCGGCCTCGCCCAGCAAGTTCGGGACTACGCGGGCAGCCAGATGACCAACGGCGTCCCCCCGGGCTACCTCAAGGTGAGCAACCCGAACCTCACCGACATACAGGCTGCCGCCCTCAAGACGAAGTGGATGGAGGCCAACGGCGGGACCGCCCGGTCCATCGCGGTGCTCAACGCGACCACCGACTTCACGCCCGTCAACCTCACCCCGGTCGACGCGCAGATGATCGACATGATGAAGATGTCCCTCCTCGACGTGGCGCTGGCCTGCGGGGTCGAACCGTCGATGCTCGGAGTGTCTGCCGACTCCAACACCTACGCCAACGTCGAGTCCCGGCAGATCCAGTTCCAGACCTTCACCCTCCTGCCTTACGTCAGCAGGCTCGAGGACACTTGGTCGTCGCTGCTCCCTCAGGGCGTCCGCGCCGACATCATCATGCGGGCGCTCATGCGGGCCGACAGCCAGACCCGCATCGACGGCTACGCGCAGGCCCTCCGCGACGGCTGGATGAGCGTCAACGAGGTTCGCACGCTCGAGGGCATGGAACCCGTGCCCGGGGGCGATGTCTACAAACACAACAAGCCGGAGCCTCCGGCTCCCCTCGACGCGAGCGGGCTCCCCCACGCCTCGCGGTTCACCGACGACAAGAGCGGTGTCGCCACCCTCGACGCGCCCCGCAACTCCAATCCCGAGAAGGTGGCGTGATGCCGACATACATCGACCCGAACATTGACGGCGACGGGCTGCTCCTCCGCGCCGAAACTCTCGAGGTGAAGGACATCGACACCCGCAAGGGACAGGTGGACGTGCAACTCGTCCCCTACGACGCCCGGGTCGAACTCGTCCCCGGGATCTTCGAGGAGTTCGCCCCGGGCGCGTTCGAGCGTCAGGTGGCGACCCCCTCCGCGTGGGCGCGGGTGAAGTTGCTGTTCGGGCACGAGGACGTTCAGGTCCCCCTCGGTCGGGCGATCGGGCTCGAGGAGCGCAGCGCGGGGCTCGGCGGGATCTTCCAGATGAACATGCGTCTCGTCCACGAGACGGAGCGCGGTCGGTCGGTCTGGCTCGCCATGGAGAACGGGGACCTCGATGAGGTGTCCATCGGCTTCCAAGCGGGCCGACGGGGCGGCACCGAGATGAGCACCGTCGCCGACGGCAGGCTGCTCCGGCGCATCAGGGCGCACCTCTCCCACCTCGCTCTCGTCCCGGTCGGGGCCTACGGGACGGGCGCTCGCGTGCTCGCCGTCCGGGCCGCTGACGCAAGTCAGCCACCGCCCGCTGACGTATGGCAGGACTGGAAGGCCAAGATCGAAGCGCTCCGGAAGGGCTGACGAGTAGAGTGACGATCGCAAGGCGTCCCCGACCCCGGGGACCGGACGAGTGAACCACCCGGCAGGGTGAACCACCCCGGTCCCGGCTGAGCGGTCCACGGCGCGGCATATCCCAATGTCCGTGTCCGTGAAGGGACCGCATCATGCTTGAGAAGTGGCAGAAGCGCCGCGACGAGATCCTCGCCGCGATGGAGTCGATCGTGAACTCCGAGGAGCGCACCGAGGCCAACACCAAGAGCCTCAACGAGTATGAGTCCGAACTGGCCGTGCTCAACACGCAGATCGCCGACCACACCCGGTTCGTGGAGGCCCGCGCCGCCGCCGACCAGATCGACTCGCGGCAGGCTCGCGCCGCCGTGACGCAGACCCGCGCACGCCCGACGGACCCTCAGGAGCAGTCGCTCGCCGAGGAGTTCATGGCCTCCGAGCAGTTCCGGAACTACCACTTCCACGGCACCTCGAGCGCGGTCGAGATCGAGACCCGTGCCCCGATCATGACCACCTCCCCGGGGTTCGAGGCGCTGTTCCGCCCGGCTCAGGTCACCATCGCGGAGCCGACGGTCAGCCTCCCCCTCTACGACGTGGTGACGGTGGAGCCGGTCTCGACGGGCTCCGTCGAGTGGGTGCAGTACGCCCTCAACCCGAACAACGCCGACATCGTTCCTGAGGGCGCGGTCAAGCCGGAGTCGACGCTCGTCGGCACCCCCGGCGCGGCCACCCTCGACAACTGGGCGCACTGGATTCAGCAGACCCGGCAGGCTCTCGAGGACTCCGCCCGGCTCCGCTCGATCGTGGACACGCAGATGCGCAACGGCGTTGCCAAGAAGGTCCACGACTCCATCGCCGCCGCGATCCTCGCCGCCGCGCTGCCCGCCGTGGAGGGTGAGGATCTGCTCGCCTCGATCCGCGTCGGCATCGGCACGGTGCAGGGCAACGGCTTCGACCCGAACGCCGTCCTCCTCAACCCCATGGACTGGGCCGCTCTCGACCTGTCCGTCATGGGCGCGACGCTCGGCGGGCCTCAGTCTCAGGCCGGTTTTTGGGGGCTGCGTCCGGTGGCCTCCCCGGACCAGCCTGCGGGCACGGCGACGGTCGGCGACTTCAAGGCGGGCGTCAAGCATTTCCGCCGCAACGCCGTCAGCCTCTACATCACCGACTCGCACGCCGAGACCTTCATCAGCAACATTTTCACGATCCTTGCTGAGCAGAGGGCCAAGACGGTCGTCGTCAACCCGAACGCGCTGGCCGACTGCACCGCGACGGTCGTCCTTCCGGGCACCGCGTCCGCTCGTGAGTCTGGCTCCTCGCGGGCCAAGCGCTGACGCAAGCCATGACCGCCACGGGTCCACTCGTGACCGTTGACGATCTCCGCGCCGTGATCGACACGCCTGCGGAGGTCGTCAGCGACGCGGAACTCGACCGGGTGTGCATGGCAACCGACCGAATCCTCCTCCCGCTGCTCACCAGCGAGGACCACTCCGACACGATGCTTCACGCGAACTGCCACGAGGCCGCGATCACCGTCGCGGTGCAGTTGTGGCAGGCCCGGCACGCGCCGGGCGGGCAGATGCTCGGAACGGACTTCGGCGCGGTCCCGGCTCCCCACCTCGGGGGGCCGGGGCTCGTGTCCCGGGTGCGCGGGATGCTCGGCTCGTGCGAGCGCTACGGGGGGGCCGTGGTCGCATGAACCCGCTGACCGAGGCCCGGGAGTTCGTGGTCGAGACCCTGCGATCGGCGGGGTTCACCACCTACGCCTACCCACAGGACTCACCCAACCTGCCCGCCGTGTGGGTCACGCCGGACGTGGACTGGGTGGGTCCGGTCACGCTCGCGGCCAGTCGTGTCGGGCTCGTCGTCACGGTCGCAGTCGGTGGGCCGACCCGGACCCGTGACGCGATCAGCGCTCTCGAGGAGTCCGTCTGGACAGCCTCGAGAGCGCTCATCGACAAGGGGGTGCGGGTGGGCTCGGTGGACTCGCCGACCACCTCCACGCACAACACTCTGACGGTGCATCAGGCACCGCTGCACGTTCTCGTTCACGTCCAAGATGAAGGAGCCTAGGACATGGCAACCACGGTCCTGACAGGCAAGAAGTTCACCGTCACCCTCGATGACATGGACGGGTCGGCGCAGGTCACCACCGGCACCGTCGATGAGACCTCCTCGAGCAACACCATCCAGACCCTCGCCGGGTCGGCCTCCATCAGTCAGGGGATCGAGTCGACCATCAGCGCCGACTTCCTCTACGACGGGGATCAGGCGGCGGGCGGTTTCTACGCCGTGCTCAAGACCGCGCTGGACCTCGCGGAGCCGGTCACCGTCGAGATCGTGGGCGGCACCGACGCCGGGGCGACGTGGACCGGGAACGCCGTCGTCACGTCCCTGTCCGCCGAGTTCCCGGCTGACGACGCGGCGACGTGCTCGGCTGAACTCACCGTGAGCGGGGCGCTCGTGTTCACGCCTGCGGTGGCCGCGCCGTGAAGTTCGTTCTGGACTACGACCTCGGGGACGGCACGAAGCGTGCCGTCGTCGGGGTGCAGGCGCAGGTCGGCTGGGAACTGCGGACGAAGAAGAAGATCGGCAGCCTCGCCGACGGCTACTCGATCACCGACATGGTGGGGCTGCTACAGGAGCAGTTGCGGGTCGACGGGCTGCTCCCGGACGGGGTGGTCAACGAGACCGGGCTCAGCAAGCGGCTCGTGGAACTCGACGTGGTGGACACCGACGAGGAGGCCCGGCTCGCCGCCGAGAAGGATGAGGGCCGCGTCAACGGGGAGGTCCCCCTCCCTTTGGAGTTTTCGGGGACGGCTACCTAGTCAGGATGCTGACGCAAGTCAGTGTCGCCACCGGGATGAGTTGGCAGGACGTGATGGGTCTGCCGGACGGGGTGCTCGAGACCTACATCGACGTGCTGACTGAACGGGCCAAGAGCAGGAGGTGACGACATGGCGCAGCAGGACATCACCCTCGGGCCGATCAAGGGCGCAGCCGAGGCGCGGCAGATCCTCCTCAGCGTCCCCGACGATCAGCGCGACCGGCTGCCGGACGCGGCTCGAGCAGTCGCTCTCGGTGTCGCCACCGAGATCCGCGCCGCCTTCCCGAACCTTGTCGCCTACATGGCTCCGGCGATCGGGGGCGGCACGAGGCCCGGGGTCTACGACGTGAACCCGGAGGTCAGGATCGACCACTCCGCGACCCCCGTCGGCTCCGTCGGCGACGAGGCCGCGCAGGTCCCGCTGTTCCGGGTCGTGGTCGACGGGCTGAACGCGGTGTTCGCCGACATGGGCTCGCACGCCTACCACTCCGACAACCCTCCTCGAGAGGCCGCGCTCGACGCCCTCGACCGCTCGACCGGGGGACCCTCGCGCTTCGCGTGGCCGGTGGCGCACCGGGCCAAGGGCCGGGCGAACGCCGCGCTTGCCCGCCACACCAAGTCTGAGGAGAAGCGCTACACCGGCCTCCTCGCCGAACCGAGCGGGTGAACCATGGCCGTCGTCCTGCCCTTCGTGGCAACCTTCGTTGACAAGGGTGCCAAGCAGGCTATCCAGTCAATCAAGAAGGTCGAGAGCCAGTGGGGCAAGACTGGCAACACGATCAAGAAGATGGGTGCCCCGGCTGCCGCCGTCGGTGGGG